CTCGATTGGGGGGATACTGCCTTGCTCTAGCTTCTAGCTACTAGCAGCTAGGACACACACCCCCCTAAAGGGGGTGGTGTGTCACTAGATATATAACGTGTTATACTTGCCCGGATGCCAACTTCCACGACATATCCGCCAGCCCTTGTGTCTTCCGCCCTCCTGGGCCACATTCGGGGTTGCCCCCAGCGGGTGATTGCAGATATGCTTCAGGTTCCAAGGGGAACCCTTCGCTACTGGTTTGAGGCTTTCGACAAGGGCCGCTTGGTCCCCGAGGCCAGGGAGCATGGCCACCACTGGGTTATCGATAGCCCGAGCGGCTCTGAATCTTCCGGCATATGCAAGATCTGCTTTGACAGGCGGGATTTTAAGAATTCTCTGGAGGTTGACCTGAGATGGAGAGGTTTCTCGGCAAGCTAAGGCCCCAGATATTTTTGGCCCTGGCCATGCTTGGCGTGATCGCCGGGATTGGCATGTATCGGGATCTCAACGAGGTCGCCGTGGGCTGCATCGCAGGCATAATCGCGCTCGCCAAAGACGTATTGCAGTCCGACGCTTAATTCGTTTATTTCGTGGAGGGGGATATGGCTGACAGCAAGCCTCGCAAGAAGGCAGACAGTGACCCGGATGCCACCCAGGCCAGGCAGGGCGCGTTCATCGCCGCCTATGGCGAGGTTGGCTCGCTCCGCAAGGCCGCCGAGGCGTCCAGAGTGCCCCGGGCCACGGTGATAAGCTGGGTTCAGCGGGACACCTACGGGTTCAAGGCCAAGTACGAGGCTTCCCGGGAGATGTTCCGCGAGTATCTCCAGGATATCGCGGTCCAACGGGTCAAAGACCAGGGGCCGAAGGACAATCCCGTGCTGTTGATCACGCTTCTCAACGCCCACTGGCCTGAGAAGTATCGCCGGGACGGCAACGTGGTCGCCAACGAGGTCAAAGAGATGATGGGCGAGTGGAAGCGGTGGGTTCGCGAGAGCAATCGCAAGGTCAAACCCTCCCCCGAGCTGAAAGACGCCGAGGAAGCCCGGCAAAACGCCATCAACGAGGTCGAGCATATCCTCGCGAGGAAGAAGGGCAATGACCCTGACCCCGAGTGAAACCCCCCAGATCACCGAATACCTGTTCTCTAAGCTGAACTTCGAGCCTACCGAGAAGCAGGCCCCCATCCTGGACTGCCGAAAGAGGTTTATCCTCGTCGCAGGCGGCGAACAGGCGGGGAAATCAATGGTGGCGTCCAAGTACCTGGTCTCCAGGTTCCTCGAGACTGATGAGCCGGGCCTTTACTGGCTCGTCGCGGCGGACTATGAGCGCACCAGGGCCGAGTTTGACTACCTGATTCAGGACTTCGCCACGCTGGGCATACTCGCCGAAGCCTCCAAGCGCGTCGATCCGGGCAGGATCGTCCTCGCTGACGGCACCCGGATAGAGACCAAGAGCGCGAAAGACCCGAGGACGCTGGCAATGAGGGCGCCCAACGGGATCATCGGATGCGAAGCGTCCCAGCTCGACCTTGAATCGTTCCACAGAATGCGAGGCCGCTGCGCCCCGAAGCGCGGATGGCTGTTTCTCGGCGGCACTTTCGAGGGCAGCCTGGGCTGGTATCCCCAGCTCTTTCAGACATGGCAGCACGGCACCGCGGACGAGCAGAGCTTCTCCCTGCCGTCGTACACCAACAAGCACCTCTACCCCGGAGGGAAGGCGGACCCGGAGATACTGCGGCTCAAGGCTATGGCCTCCGACGAGTTCTTCATGGAGCGCATCGAGGGAATCCCCTCCCCGCCCCAGGGCCTTGTTTTCGGGGAGTTTCGCCCAGACATCCACATTTCCGAGAACGCGAAATGGTCCGTGGGCCACCCCGTTCAACTGTGGATGGACCCCGGATACGCCGGGGCCTACGCCGTCGAGGCGATCCAGGAGATAAACGGGCAGATCTGCGTCATTGACGAGATCTACGAGCATGGCCTGATCACCTCGGAGATCATCGATATTGCCCAATCCCGTCCCTGGTGGAAAGATGTCGCCGGAGGCGTCATCGATATCGCCGGATACCAGCATCAGGCGATGTCCGCTCCTGCGGAGATCTGGCTCCAGGAAACGGGGATCTATTTATCGGCGCAAAAAATCCGCATCAACGAAGGAACCGAAAGGCTGAAGAGCTTTTTGAAGCCCGATCCGATTTCTAACGCCCCAAAAATTATTTTTAATCCGACTTGTCACGGGATTCTGTCCGAATTCGGCGCGATGCCGTCCCCTATGGACGGACAAACACGGGCCTATCGCTGGAAGATGGACAGAGATGGTAATATAGTTGGAGAGTCCCCGGAGGACAAGAACAACCACGGGGTCAAGGCCGTCGTTTACGGCCTCGTTGACAAGTTCGGCTACGGCCACATCGGCAATAACAGCTTCATCAAGGTCAAGAGGTGGTGATAGATGGCCCGGCGCACCGTAGAAAACATTCTCGACCTGGTCGAGGGGCATCACGACGCCACGACCTCCCTGCGCGCTCGCATGGACACGGATCACCAGCTCTATCGCCTTAGCCCCTACGACGCGGGAGACGGCTTCCAGAGCTACACCTCCAACGAGCCGCAGACCTACGCCGACAAGATCATCTCCTGGCTCTCCAGCGCGGACACCATTATCCGCATCCCTCCGGCGGGAAACCCCCGCAACAACCGGGAGGTCAACAACGACAAGGAGCGGTTCCTCATCGGCGCGCTGAAATCGGCCAATGAGAGGCTCTCCTCCAAGCTCCTCCCCGACCTCCAGAGCCAGCTTGCCTGGTACATAACCCTTCGCGGGTGGTACGCAGGCAGGGCGCTGCTGGTCAAAAGGGACGAGGACACCACTTTCATCGACATCACCCCGTGGGATCCCATGCACACCTACTGGGGCACCGACGCCGATGGCCTTTCATGGGCCTGCTACAAGACAAAAAAGACCCAGGGCGAGATCGAGAGCCAGTACAATGTCCGGCTCGGCTCTGACCGGGACGACGCCGATGGCATCGATGTCTACGACTTCTATGACCGCGAAGATAATTTCGTGGCCGTCCCCAACCGCTTTATCAAAAAGCGCACCCGGCACACCCCCGAGGACGATTCGGCCTGCGGGACGGTCCCTGTTTTCCTCGGCCCCGTGGGGGCCAACCCCCTGATCCAGTCGCTCGAGTGGTCCTCCATCGAGGACACCTACGAGGACTACGGCGAGTCGGTTTTCAAGTCCACCCGGGATCTCTACGAGAGCCACAACTTCATGATGAGCGTCATGCTTGAGCTGACCGCAAGGTCGCGCAAGCAGGGCCTGAAGATCATTTCCCGGGACGGCCAGAAAACCCTCGAGGAAGATCCCTACAAAGAGGGCACCGAGATATCCCTGGCTCAGGGCGAGGATGTCCAGCCGCTTGGCCTCATGGAGGTGGCCCGGGAGACCGGGGCCTACATGGGCATGGTGTCCGGCGAGATACAGCGCGGCTCCATTCCCCACTCGGTTTACGGGGAGCTTCAGTTCCAGCTCTCGGGGTTCGCCATCAACACCCTCAAACAGGGCGTCGAGACGGTGCTTTCCCCCAGGGTCATCGCCCTTGAGCAAGCTTACAAGCAAATCTTCCGGCTTCTCTGCGACCAGTATTCCAGCGGCGCGTTCACCGCAATGGAGCTTTCCGGCAGGGACAACAATCGAATGTACTTCTCCGAGACCATCACCCCGGCCCGAGTGAAAGAGGGCGGGGATATCGAGGTCTCGGTTGTGGCCCGGCTGCCCCAGGACGATATGGCCAAGTACTCTATGGCCCAGATCGCCAGGGAGGGAGCCACCCCGTTGCTGCCGGATCTGTGGATTCGGGACAACGTGCTGGGCGTTCAGGACGCGGACCAGATCGAGGACGCGGTCAAGGAACAGATCGCGGAGCGGACGCTGCCCGAGGCAGGCATCTGGAGCCTGTATCAAGCCTCGATGAAACAGGGCCGGGATGACCTGGCCCAGTTCTACGCAGGCGAACTGACCGCTATGCTATTGAGCAAAGCGAAGGTTCTATCAGATAATCTTAGCGGCGGGGCGCCACCCGGCCCATCCCCGGGCGCATTACCTCCAATGCCACAGGGCGCCCCGCCACCAGGCGGCTTGCCTCCCATGCCACCGCCCGGGGCCATGCCCCCGGCGATGGCTGGCGTGCCGCCTCCCGTGCCAACCCCGCAGGGAGGCCCGGCGGTTCCGCCAGGCCAGCCCAGGCCCGGCGCGCAGGGTGAGCAGGAGCGACTCCGAAGCATGGGCCTCGTAGGCCCGAGAGGCTAAGATGCCATATCAAGACGATCTGCCAAATCTATTCGCCGAGCTGCCCAATCTGATTATCGCTGGATACGGAGACCCGGCGTCCCTGGCCACTATCTATTCCACAGGCAAAGTGCCCCAGCAGGAGCCGTCCGGCCCCACCCTGGCAGACCTGGAGGAGCAGTTCCAGCAGCAGCAAGGGGACACATACACCGATGTCCTCTCGTCCACTGGCGATCCTCATCAGGCAGGCATTATCGCCAACGCCCAGTCCCAGGAGGCGATCAACGACGCCGTGAACCAGACCATGATCAACAACATGGCCAAAGAGGAGAACAAGGTCTTCCTGGCCGCCGACGCGGTCATGAGCTACGAGGGGCCGCTGGATCCTGACATGAACGTGGCCGACATCGTCGCCCCGGTCTACGGCGTTTCCCCCACCAAGGTTGAGGCAGTGTTGAAGACCCAGGGCGCGCTGGCAGAGAGCTATGCCAAGCCCTTCTACGATATGGACATCGGCCAGGACATAGTCGTGCAGCCGGAGACAATAGATATCACCAAGCCTGTCCCGATGGCGGGTGACCCCGGGTTCAATCAGGCCATTGATATGCAGCAAGAGATCGATCCATCGACGGGCCAAACCTTCGCGCCCTCGCTGATAGAGCAAAAAAGAGCATGGGATCCGACGAACCAAAGGACTTGGGACGCATTTTATGCTGAGGTTCACCCTGATGTGGAAATGCCTGGGTCGCCCTGGGCAGACGTAGCGAGCGCAGCTTGGGGCGCGATAACCAGTGACTGGGGCGAGCTATCAGAAGAACAGCGAGAAAAAGTTATTCAGCAACAGCAGTTAAAAGCGAATAACGGGCAGGTCGTTAACCCGTTCCCAGGCCAGCCCCCCGAAACGGTGCCTACTCCTATCGCGCCCACCCCAATTGTGCCCCAGGCAGGCGTTATAGCAGATGACCCTGGCGTTGCGGCGCAGCGCGCCCTCAATGACGAAATAATATTGGGCAAGGTTCGCGAAGTTCAGCGTATCTTTGAAGACTTTAACACTTACCAATATAACCCAGGGGGAGTTAGCTCAGGCCCCGGCGCGCCCGACTTCACTGATGACTACTTCCGCAATCTGATCAAGAGCTATATCGATTCACCTGAAGGGCAAGCGTCTACTTATGCGGATCTTGGCCCAGAACACTTCATGGGCGGATGGGGGGAAAACCAACGGTTTGTGCAGGTCGTCACTGGCTCCGAAACAAAAACGGGAATCACTGACGAGCAGCCGACCACCACCACCACCACGAAAGTTGCCGAAGTCCCCGCAGCCACAGGCCCACTGACAGGCTCCACCCTTGACCCCACCGTGGACTCGGACACCTGGGAATCTACCCTTAATGCCATGAGAAATCTGGCGGGGTTTGACTATGTTGGCAATGCGCCTTCAGGCGAACAGCTTTATGTTGGCCCAGGCAACCGCCTCTGGGGCTTGGCGCCGGACCTAACTTACAGCGGCCTAGACCAGATAACCGATTTTGGGCAGATGACCCAGATTGGAGACACCGATAACTATCAAATCCAAAACCAAACCTGGCAGAACGTCAACGGCATGTGGAGCCAGGTTCAGGCGGCGGAGGCCCCTTCTTATGCTCCCGGAGGCGATATTCCATTCGGCACCCGCCTGGCAGGGATGAGGGGAGACCCCGTGGCCCAGTGGGAAGCTATGCGGACCAAGGAGATGGGCCAGGATATTTGGAACCCGGTGCAGTGGGGAACCAGGATGCAGGGCTTCCAGCCTGCGTATGGCAAGTACCTGCTCTCGGGGCAGCGTTTGTCAGGCGACCCTTTCTACCAGTTCATGGGCGGGGGCACCCGCCCCGACGTTCCTCCTGAAGTCGATCTCGAGCAGGCTTGGAGAGAGATGGTGGCGGTGTCCGGGGCTGGCGGCGTTCCCGCAGGATGGCAGGCCGCCGATATGGATCAATTTTCCCGCATGGCCACTTACCAGTCGCTTCTGGGGCCAACGTCAGATCAGGCTAAACAAAATGCTATACTAATGGCCGCAACGGCAATGGGCGCCGGGGAAGGCGTTGGCGCCCAGGCTCTGAATAGGCAGCTCGGCAGCATGTGGGATGTTCAGGCGGCTGAAGCCGCTGCGGCTGGCCAACCAGTCGGCGGATTTATCAATTGGCTCAACCAGCAAATCACGCCCGGGTCTATGCCGGGAACATAGGAATAAGCACCGTCGAAAGGAGACATGATCATGGTAATGCCACAATGGAGCGCACCGACCTCTGGCGGCGTTCAATTCGGGGGAATCCCTGGCACAGTGGGGAACCAGGCAGGCTGGCTGGGAGATGTTGGCCAGACATTCGTAGGCGATCCTTCGGGGCTGTGGCAGGCTGGCCGATTGGCCCAGTTGACCCAGGCCCAGGCCGCCAACCCCCAGTGGACCAACCAGGCGATGACGGGGTTCACGCCCACATATGGGCAGTACCTTCTGGGCGGCGCCCCCGGCACCTTCGGCGAGTACTTGGGCACTAGGTCGGCGCCTGGCGCTGGCGAAGGTATGTATACATCGCCAGTGGCGACGACGGGATCGGGCACTAACTGGCAGCAGGCCGTGGCAGCGTCGGGAATGTTAGGCGCAGGCATTGCGGGGGCGAACACAATGACCCCGCAACAGTTCACCTACTCGGGGCTTTTGCAGGGAGAGAACGCACGCCGCAACGCCCTTGCGATGACTGGCGCCGCTATGGGCGGCGGGG